CTTCCTCCATGCGACACCTTTGTGCGATATTAAGGGCTATAAAATAAATAGTACAATAACATCTAATATAAAAAAGGTCTAAAAAGTCAATAAAATCAATACTTTACACCTAAAAAGGTCTAAAAATAAATAAAAATAAATTGTACAATAATCTACAATTTACTACCATTTTACTACTGTTTAAATAAACATTGTAAACGCTTTTAAACACCGAAGTACTACTTTCTGCAACAAATATACTAAAACGTTCTATTTTATTGGTAAATAGGGCGTTTTTTTATTATTTAAACACTATTAAAACGGCGTTTAAATACTATTAAATACTTCTATCTGGTGATTAAAGAAAAACAATTCTATTTATGGTGTTTTATATTTGGGGATACAGTTGGGGATACAGTTGGGGATACAAAACACATTAAAAAAAGTAATATTAAATTATAGTTATTCATTTTAAAACAATGCTTTAAGTACTATAATTTAATATAAACAGATACTTAATACCATAAAAAAAGGAATAAAAAACCTTTTCAGTCCTTTATTTTATTGGGTTTTAGCGTATCTGGGGTGATTTTATTTTTAGTTTTTTCTATTTTCCAGTAGAAGTTGCCAGAGGAGGTGCCGACTTACTTTTATCCTGGTCCTGCTGTTTTAACTCTAAGATCTCTTTTTCTAAAGAAGAAATTTTATATTTTAATCCTTCAATTATTTCTGCGCGTGCTTCAGATAATTCTTTAAAATTTAATTTATCAAATTCTGCAGTGTTTTTCAACATACTTCCAGATCCATTTAAAAGCCAATTAGGATTTATATCAATATAGGTTTTTAGAAACTTTTCTAATGCATCTGTCTTTATCGTGGTATTAGACTTAAAAGGTTTACTTAAACTACCGTTAGATATGCCGATTTCTTTTTCGGCAACACTAACGCTAATTCCTTTATGTTCAATGTATTGACTTAGTCTTTTTACTATACTACTCATAAAATCAAAAATAATTTGAAAGTTTTCTAATTTTTATTTGGTATTTAGAAAACTTTCTATTTATATTTGCATCAACAATAAAGTTAAATACTTTACAAAAGTAAACATAAAAACAAGACAAACAATGAAATCAATCAATTTAGCCAGAAAACACCATGAAATAATTAATAAAGAGTTTAGCCACGTGAGTCGCCAGACTATTTATGCATCATTAAAGTACTTCAACAATTCAGATGTGGCACAAAAAATTAGAAAGCGTGCTCTGGAATTATTAGAGGCTGAAATAAAAGAAAATGAGATTACTAGTCTTGAGAGTGACATTAAACATTTGAAAAATGAACTAAAAGAAATCAAAAAAATAAATAACAACTAATCTTAATTATTATGAAAGTAAATCACGAAGAGTATTTCAATAACGTTAAAAAGCAACTTGTTGAAATGAGAAAAACCAATAAAGAAAATTGTGAGCGCCTTATTGCTCAGATGAGTGAGCCCTGTGAAAAAGATGGTAAAACTCCTTAACTAGGTTTTCATCATACTTTGTTAACAAGGTAAGTAAAACCTCATTTTGTAATTCAAGGTTTTCAATACTTTTTTCTAAACCATCAATGCGCTGGTTTAAAGCTTTTAAATTTTCTAATGCCATATTACTATTATTTATAGGTGAGAGTATAAATATAGTAATTAATCCGATAACGGTTCAGTAAATGTGGTAAGTACTGCAAGGTTCGATTCCTTGGTCGGAACAAAATAATATAAAATTATGTTTGAATATTATCAAAATAACATCTTATGCGTGCAATATGATTGGCTGATTCAGGAAAGAATTATATCACGGCCAAACTTAAAAGCATTATTAAGAAAAGAACAGGCAAAAAAACTCCAAACTGGAGGTAACGGTAGAAAAGCACTAATAGAATTTAACACTATGCGAACAGATATAAAAAATAAAGTAATTGAAATAGCAGGAGATCCTTACACAAAGGTTTCTACGATTTCTTTTACTGACTATATCGAGCAAGACCAAAAGGCTTATGAGTTTTTCGAGAATTATACTTTAGATAGCGGCGACGCTCTTCCAGAGAAAAACAAAAAGGAATATTTGGCAAACGCAAACGTGTTAAACGCTATTAATAACATTTACCAAAACAAAGCAATGCAACGTAAAGCGTTGGCGGGTTCAAAATTAAATGTTTGGCAAAAAATTACTGAAGTTGTTTCAGAATTACCACGACACACTTATCCGCATACTTTACCAAGTAACTCACGTCGACTTCAGGACAAACTTAAACAGTATTTAAACGATGGTTACACCTGTTTAATACACAAAAATTTCTGTTCTAAAAATGCTGAAAAAATTACAGAGGAATCTGGGCGTTGGATTTTTGCAAGATGGTGCGACAGAGTAAAACGTTGTCCAAGTTTCTCACAATTATTATTAGAATATAACGAAGAGGCTCAGTTAAGAGGTTGGAAAGAACTTAAAACAGAACAATCAATTATAAACTATCTAACTCCGTTAGAATATTTATGGTACGGTTACAGATACGGCGAACTAAAAGCAAAAGAAAAGTTCACATATCACCACAAAACGGCTTTACCATCAATGCGAGACAGTTTATGGTATTCAGATGGTACAAAACTAAACATGTACTACCAAGAGAACGGAAAAATGAAAACAATAAATGTGTACGAAGTAATGGACGCATACTCGGAGGTTTTCTTAGGTTATCATATCTCAGAAACTGAAAACTACGAAGCTCAGTACTACGCATACAAAATGGCAATGAAAACTGCAGGCGCTAGACCTTATCAAATATCATTTGACAACCAAGGTGGCCACAAAAGGTTAGAAAGTGGTAACTTCTTAAACAAAATTTCACATTTAGCCATTAAAACACAGCCCTATAATGGTAAATCAAAAACTATTGAGAGTGCATTCGGACGTTTTCAGTCTCAAATACTAGCACAGCATTGGTTTTTCACAGGTCAGAATATTACGGCTGTAAAAGTAAGCTCACACGCAAATATGGAAATGATTTTAGCAAACACCGCTAACCTTCCAACATTGCAAGAGGTAAAAGACATTTACGCTAAATGCCGTGAAAAATGGAACTCTGGAATACACCCAAAAACTGGAATTTCTCGAATTGATATGTATTACAATTCAATCAACGAAGAAGCTCCACAAGTATCACCGCTTCAAATGGTTGATTTCTTCTGGATTGAACGTGAAAAACAAGTTACCTGTACTTCTGGTGGAATTACAATTAAAGAAAAGAATACGCAATACGATTATATGGTTTACAACCACGACAGAACTCCCGATTTAGTTTGGTTAAATCAAAACGTTGACAAAAAGTTCACAATCAAGTTTGACCCAGACGATATGAGTTTGATTATGCTTTACGAAAAAACTCCTCTTGGATTGAGATTGATTAAAGAAGCTGAAACCAAAGTAATTGTCCACAGAGGTAAACAAGAACAGGAAGATTTCGAAGCGGGTTACTTCAAAACGGTAAACGACAAACTTAAAGAAATCAGAGTAAGCAACAGAGATCAAGTTGAAACAATTTTAGAGCAAGAAGGCAGAAGAGCAATTGATTACGGATTGAATGAGCCAGCACTAAAAGGAATTGAAAGTTCAAGAGCCAAAAAAGAAAAGTTAGACATCGGCTCTTATCAAAAGAAAGTTTCAGAGACAGTTCTCGCAGATGATAACGATGATATTGACATATACAAATTAATGTAATTAACCTAAAAACAAACAAACGATGACAACAGATTTCAAACAACAAGTTAAAGAAACGCTTAAAAATTATATAGCGCAAAAAGGTTCACAAAACAAAGCGGCCAATTCATTACAAGGCGCATCATCTGCATTATTGTCTCAAATAATGAATGACAATTGGGAAAATATCTCAGATGATATGTGGCGAAATGTAGCGAGCCAAATTGGGCTAACAAAAAACGAGTGGGTATATGTTGAAACTACAGACTATAAACTGATCAATAAGTTTCTAAATGATGCACAGGAAAATTCAAACGTTTTTGGAATGACTGGCGACGCAGGTTCTGGTAAGTCTAAAACTTTTGAACTGTTCGCTAAAAACCACCAAAACGCATATTTATTGAGTTGTGCGGAATACTGGAATAGAAAAGAATTTTTAATTCAGTTGCTTACTGCAATGGGCGTTGATTATAGTGGTTTAACTGTTGCTGAAATGATGAATGAAATCGTTAAGCGTTTGAAATCACAACAAAATCCGCTTATCATTTTAGATGAAGCAGACAAATTACCTGATACGGTTTTATATTTCTTCATTACGCTTTACAATAGATTAGAAGACCACTGCGGTATTATTTTATGTGCGACTGACCATTTGTCCAAAAGAATAAACCGAGGCATTAAACTAAACAGAAAAGGCTACAAAGAAATTCATTCTCGTATCGGTAGAAAGTTTATAGAGCTAAAAGGAGTTAACGCAACAGATGTGGCTCAAATATGTATGGCAAACGGAGTTGCAGATACTAAAGCATTCAAAAACATTTTTAATGAATGTGATGGAGATTTAAGAAGAGTTAAGCGTTCAATTCACGCTCATAAAAACAAGAAAGTGAATGAGCAAGATTAAAAGAGCCATCTCAGTTGATGAGATTGAGAAAATGAAGTTCATTGAATTACAATTGTCCCCTTTTTTTGGTAAGCTACTCGGATTTCCAGAACGTTCTGGAGTTTGGATAATATGGGGTGAAAGTTTTAACGGTAAAACGGCTTTTTCCCTCCAACTTGCAAAGGAGCTCACAGGTTCGGGAAAAGTTTTTTACAACTCTCTGGAGGAAGGCGCAAGAAAATCACTTCAAACCGCTGTAATAAAAAACAATATGAAAGAAGTCGCACGGAAATTTATAATCGGTAATAGAGAACCGATACCCGATTTAAAAGTAAGACTTAGAAAAAGGAAAAGCCCAGATATAATATTCATAGACTCGATACAATATTCTGGAATGACTAAAAAAGAATACCAAAGTTTAAAAGAAGAGTTTCCAAATAAACTATTCATTTTCATTAGTCACGCAGACGGTAAAAACCCTAAAGGAGCATTAGCAGATTTCGTAAAGTACGACGCCGATGTAAAAATTAGAGTTGAAGGTTACAAGGCGATGTGTTTAAGTCGACTTGGAGGAGATAAAGAACCATACATCATTTGGGCTGAAGGAGCCGCACAATACGATTTCAATTTAAAACAATAAACTATGAACCCAACGACAAAAAATCAAGTTATAGACTTATTACAATGGTCTACTCAAGAATATGAAGACCGTTTGTTTCAAACAATGTACAACTGGTGCCAGCAATATGGCAAATACCCAAGCATCATTCAAAGGCTTTTAGCTAATTCACAAGTAAATAAATGGTTTTTAAATGAATACCACAGATGCGAATTAGAGTTCTTAAAAATAGCAGATGTTGTTCCAAACAAAACAGATTCATTACAGAATCATTACAAAAGTTGCACTATACAAATATTCCAGGTGTTTCCTTCAGCATTAATTGAGAGCATAAAATCAAATGGAGACTTTTCAAAAATATTGATAATGAATTTACCTCCTTACTATGCAAATTAATCCAGAAGATAAAGCAGCCGTAATAATAGAAATAAAGGCGCAATTATTACAGCTCGATATTGTTGCAAAGAAAACAATATTAGTTTCAGAATTCGTTGAGCAATTAATGAAAAAACGCCAATTACAAGAACTTTTAAACCAATTACAAAATGAGTCGTGAAATACAACTAGAAAGCGTTAAAAACAGATTAGAACTATTGCACGAGGTGTTGGTTTTCGACTCTGATGTTTCAAAAAGATTTAAAATAAATGAGCGAATATTAATTAACCAGGAACGGGGCTCGCTTTATGACTTTATTAATTATCTCTCGGGAAACATTGAACACGAAGCAACAAGAAAATTACAAGTCCCGCTAGAAGTTGAATTAAAAATACAAATAATAGCCAAAGAAATTAAAAAAGAAGGCATCAAACAAATAGAAGTAAACGAACCAATAATTTTAAAATCAGAGTAATGCAAGACACTATCACACCAAAAGTAAATCTTAACGATTTAACACCACAACAAAAAAAGCAATTGCTGGATGAAGCTTTAGCTGAAGAAAAAAACGCCAAAGTAAAAAAGAACGAACAACGTGAGGCATACAAGCAGTTAGTTGAGGAAACTGTTCCTAAAGCCATCTTCAAATTGGCTTATGCTTCAGAAACGTTATCCATTGCGAAAAAAGAAACGTTTGAGTTTTTTGAAGATATTCTAACCTTAAAAAATGAGGTATATGGGTTAAAAGAAAAGCAACGTTCACATACTTTTTCTGGGGAAAATTCAGAAATAACTATTGGCTACAGAATTAATGACGGTTGGGACGACACGGTACATGCAGGAGTTGAAAAAGTAAGAAACTTCATTACTTCATTAGCAAAGGACAAAGAAACATCTACACTGGTAGATATGGTATTCGATTTATTAAAAAAAGATGCAAACGGTAATTTGAAATCAAATAGAGTTTTAGAACTTCAAAAAATGACTTCAAACTTTAATAACGAAGAGTTTACAGATGGTGTTGAAATTATCTCTAAGGCTTTCAAACCAAAACGTTCATCTTGGTTTATTGAAGCTTACATAACTGAAGGAGGCAAAAAAACACCTATTCCTTTAAACATATCTTCTGTAGAATTCGCTGAAGGCTACAAATTTGACTTTTTCAGCAAAGAAGATAAAGAACTTATTCCAAATGAGCATAGCAATTAAACCGATAGTTCAAGGCGAACATTACGAAGTTAATCGTGTTGAGTTCGTTTTAAAAGGTGATGCTTGGATAAGCAATACAGAGCCAACAATGAAAGAATTAACCGCCTTTCACATGTATAAAAAAGCTCAAATAGAAAATCCAAATATTAAACGCCACACACGAGCTGTTTATCACGGATAAAAATAATAGCAGCCCCCGAATGATTAACTACGTTAATCGGTCTCCCGAGTTAAAAAGTTGGACGACTTTATGTCTGCAGGTTCGAATCCTGTCTCGGGAACAAACTTTAAAACAAACAAAATGTACAATTGGAATTTAAAAAAACACAAGATTGGAAATACTTCAGCTGATTCACATGTATCACTTATTGTAAAAGATATGGATTTTGTTCAAGCCAATAGTTCAGAAGAATGGATAAATATTTTTCAAAGGCGATTATTAGAAATAAAAAAAACAAATTCTTTTAACCCTGAATTTGGTTATAAAGCAACTCCAAGAAATCAATACTCTTTGGAAGTATGGAAAATGAAAGCAAACGGAGATTTTAATTTTTTAATGTTTACAGTTACTAAAAATGACAGCAACTAAACCAATTCCAAAGTATAATCCAGAAGGTAAAATAACAGCCTTTCAGATTAAGAGAATAATGGCTAATTGTCAATATCAAGTTGACACGAAAAACGAGTGGGTACAATGGGCAACTGCTGACAAAAACAAAACGAGTTTAAGAGAAATTACACAAGAGCAAGCCGTTAAAATTATACGAGCACAGGAAGGCTCAGAGCCGATAAACCCAACAACAGAAAACTGGGCAATGTTTGACAAAACAAATTCCAAGCATTTAAAAGTTTTGTCTTTATGTCGTCAAGCTAACTGGACAACTAACCATCCAACGTATGGAGCCGTTGCAGATTTAGAAAGGTTAAGCGACTGGCTCAAAAGTGATAAATGTCCCGTAAATAAACCATTGAAAAAGATGGATGACACAACGGAACTTCCAAAAGTTATCAAAGCCCTAACAGGCATAGTAAAAAGTATTTACAAATGACAAATGACATATCAGACAACATCAACAATGCAGACTTCTCAATTCAAGAAGTCTGCTTACACCCAAACAAAATCACAGAGGTTATTTCCTGTGTTTGCAATTGCGAAACTACCGTTCAAGTATGTTTGGATTGCAACGAAGTACTAACAGAACCAAAAACAGACTGCAGATGAAACAACCAATATTAAACGAAAAACAGCTTAAAGACTTTGGGTTTATAAGTAATGGCAAAGGAGAACTAGATGACGGAGATTTTTATGAGTGGTTTAGTTTTAGAAAAAATCATTCAGAAATTACAATTACTTATGAATATGACAAAAATAAAAAATTCATATCTGGACATGTAGATTTCAATTGCGAAATTTTAAAAGGCAGACCTATTACATCAAAAGATTTACAAATTTTAAGACAAATAATGTAATGAAAATAGATCTAAACCTAGCACCAGAAAAAATCATTATCATATCGGCAGCAGTACAACCGATTTACAACACAAAGGCTCATACAAGGCGGGAGAAATCCACATTAACGATTTCATTTGATGTAGCGGCAAAATTAGATAGCAAAGTTGCAAGTATGAAAACAAAGATGTCCTCTTTGTTTGACTCAAAAAAGAAAATAAAAGTTTCATTAAAATACCATGAAGCCGATATGTTAGAGCTCTTATTGATTGATGCAATTAAATATGCAGATAACGATTTTATTAGGCAACAAATTCAAAGCGTAATTAATGTATTAAACCAAAAACTAGCTTAAAAATGAACCTAACAACAACTTACACCGTAAAAATGCAAAACGGCTCTGTGTGGGTGTTTAAATACAATTTAAACGGCATTTTAGTTTACTTCAATGTGTTGGAAGGTGAGCTTTCAGAAAGCCAACAAAACTTTCTTTATCCACAAGGTAATTTTCCCTGGAGAGAACTTCACATAAAGGAATGGTCAAAACGATTTAAAACCGCCATTGTTGAAGTTGGTGAGCGAGATATTTCCTTTGAGGCTCTCTGGAATCTATACAACCACAAAGTAAAAAGAGTTGAAGCCGAAAAGGCGTTTAATAAACTAAAAGAGCAAGATATTATACTTTGTTTTCTATCAATCTCGGGTTACGATAAATACCTGCAGAAAAAATCAACGGCAAAAGCACATCTATCAACATTTATTAACAAACGCTACTTCGAGGACGATTGGAGCAAAGCAATTTAATAATAGGTTATAACGTTAAGGTGCTTTGCTTCAGTTGTGCCTAACCGCAAACTACTTTCGGCACAATTGAGCAAAACACTTGTTGTGCGATGGTGCTTTTAAATATAAAATTATGTTAGGACAAAGAGTATATTTTGATTATGGTTTTGGCTCACAAGGATTCGGAACTTATGTTTATTGTGCAAAAACACATAAAGTATTAATGTTTTTTAAAGATGAAATTTAAAACCCGATTGCAAGGTAAAATGCTACAAATATTATGGAATTAAAAAGAGAATTATCGTTAGGTGAAAAAAGGTTGAGAATTAATTTTGATGACATTTTGACAAATGAATGTAGCGAGCATTTAAAGTTGAAATATGAACTCGCAAAAGTTATGAACAGAATTGATGCTCTTGAACAAAACGGAAGTGAACATGGAAGATTGAAATCTTTAGCTTTGACTGATGTTGAAAATGCTTCGATGTGGATTACAAAAGCTTTTACTTACGAAAATTAATTCTTTAGTTGTCGGATGCTATGCGGCTCGTGTAGCATCTCGCACAACGTTTGGCTTGGCGATCGTTTTAATGTCGCCAAACCAAAGTTATAACCAACTAAAAGCTAATTAAACGATGTTTAAATACTGTAAAAAATGTTTCACAATGCGTTTATTCAAAAATGGTAAATGCACAATTTGTAAAAACTAATGCCATCAATAACTAAAGTATTTCAAGTTGATATTACACCAGAGCGATTCCTAGATTCTTGCTCAGATGAAGAACTAAAAGAAATCGATTTATTAATCCAAACCGAACGCTTCCAGAACCGAATAAAGGAAAAGCAAATCGGATTCAAAACTAAAAACCAAGATGAAAAAACAAAGTAAAAAGCATAGCGCAATAGAAACCACCGCTAATACAATTATTGGCTTAGTGGTAAGTTATCTGGTCCAGCTATTAATATTCCCTTTATATGGGATAAAAATAAGCCACAACACAAATATTGAAATCACATTCATTTTTTTTGTAGTATCGTTTGGCCGTTCCTATTTATTACGTCGAATTTTTAACAAGTTGCATCAATGATTATAGAAATTATTATACTGATTATAGTGGCAATGGCAATAGGTTACTTTATCCGAGTTTGCATCGAAGTAAAAAAAGACAAACCAACTGATCAACATTTTAGCCTTCACTGTTTTCAATGCGAAATAGATATGCCAGTTGTAGAAAAGAAAGGAAATCTATACTGTAAAAATTGCGGTTTAATTCATAAAAACGATTATTAATGGTAACATCACAGCAAATAGAGGCCACAAAAGCATTTAAGGAGCTAAGTCCAGTAACAAAACTAATCTATCAGAAAAAAGCAATGATGGACGAAATAAAGCGAGAGGTTATAATTGTGAAAAACATAGGATTACAAGCATACGATGAAGTTTATCGCCCTAGACCATACAAGAAAAAAGTAATTATTGAGTTACTTGAATTAGAAATTTAATTATATTTGAAAACAACTTTTAAAAAAAACAATCTTATGAAAAAAATAGTTTTATTATTTAGCTTTTTAGCTATAATCGGTTGCGGGAGTTCTACTCCAGATGTAGCAACTGCAAAAGAAGCGGCAAGAGCTGCAGTCTTACAAAATTTAAAAAGTCCAACAGCAACAGAATTTCATCAAAACGAAGTTGTTACCGATTTAGGAGACAATACTTTTGAATACAAAGAAACGGTTAACGCCACAAATAGCTTTGGAGGTTCTATTGCTCAAAACGCAACAGTTAAGGTTAAATTTATTAGCGGAGACGCTTCTGAAGTGGCAAATTGGTCAGTTTTAGATATTCAATTTGCAGAAAGATAAACATGTCTAATTGGGATGATATACAAGTTACTATTGGTGGTAGAAAACTTGAAGGTATTAAAAGCATTAATTATACTGCAAGCAAATCAGAGTTAAAACCTATAATAACCAGTGATGGAGGTGTTAAACTTAAACAAAAATTGATTTTACAATTTTATTGGAAAAGAAAAAATAAATATTACTTTAAATCCCCAAATGGATTTAAATATGTAGTAGAGAATGAAGAAAATCTTCCAGTTGTAAAAGGTCTATTTTACGAATTTGATTAAACCAAAACCCGACTTAAAAAATCGGGTTTTTTTATACGAAAAAGTTTTATAAATTTGCTCTATGAGTAAGGGATTCAAAAATAGAGCTTTAGGAGTTCAGCGTAATAAATTGCTGAGATACAAGCTAATTAAAGAATTGTACCAAAAGGCGGTACAAGAACATCCTTACACTCCAATTACAAAAATTCTTGAAATTTACATTTGTCCTGTTTATCCAATATCTCGAGTTACTTTATACCAAATTCTTACAACTTCAATAACTACAGAATTAAGGGAAGTTGAACAGGCAATAAACGCTCAAACAAGACTTTTCGATTAAACATTACCAAATCCAATTGAATAGGTAATTTGGTACTCTTGAATACCATCGTCACGGCGAACTCTTTTTATTCCTGTTCTCATTAAAGCTCCAGAGTTTGCAATTGGCTTATAACCGTGAACCAATTTATGCAGGTCCTCAATAATTGCCCAAATACTCCAAGCGTTGTTTTTTTGAGTTTGTGGTGCTCTTTCACTTGTATTGCTCAATTTTAAATCGGCAATTATAAAAGTCACAATTCCGTTTCCTAATTGGCGGTTAATTGGATTGTCGGAAGTGTCTTTTCCAATATCAGAAAAATTCATGGATGTAATATCAATTAACGCACACGGAAATTTCGCAGGCGGATGTGGGCTATAACTATCTAATTGCCCCCAATCTTCATCAATGTATTTAAGGGCCGTTAAAGTGGCTAATTTTGTCTGTAATGTTTCTAAAAATGCTTTCATTATTTTTTCAGTTTACTATAAAAATAAGTTTGTAATTCGTTAAAGTTTGCTTCGATAATGTCCTCAGTTCTTTGCCTCACAATAGGATGGTCTCCAATAAATTGTCTTTGTTCAATTTTCATTTTAGAGCCCACTTTTTGCAAGGCTAAATTTCTCCATTGTTGTGCCTCAGCTGAAAGTTTCTTACTTCTTTCGCTATTTCCTTTTCCTGCTGCCATTCCTGCTTTATAAGCCATTGCCCAGAAAAAGGATTTCATTTTTTCAGTTACTGTTATTTCTCCACCCTCATTGTTGATGGTAGCGTATGGCAATGAACTTGACCAACCAACTTGCGTTCCTGATTGTTTTGAAATTATCGAACGACGTAACTTACCAGAGCGCATTAATAATGAGCCTCTTTGGTTAGGTAAATTTGTACCACGCCACTTCTTATCAAAGAACGCTTTACGTTCAAAATTCCTATCAAATTCCTCTGTTAAATCAACTCTAACATCGCTAATAATGTTCTTTATAAAATCGTTAGGATTCATCTTTTATTTGTTTAGCTCCTTTTACTTTTCCGTATGGATGCGTTGGTGGAAATACAATCTCTTTTTGTCCAGGATTAAATCGGAAAATTTCAAGTCTGTTTTTACCATCTTTGCCAACTTCCGTCGTGGCCTTTTCTCCTGCCTTTATTGCCGTTTCTGAACTGCTAGCCTCGTATTTGTCTTTCAATACTTCAACTGCAGTACATCTGCATCGCCAACCGTTAGGTGGATAAAAAGAACTCCAAAACGGGTCTTCCTTTGGTAAAGTAATATCCGCTAATGCTTGGTGCGATGCTCTTACTCGCTCATCTTTTGCCGTTCTGTATTGTAAATTATATCTATCAGAACCGCCAAGATTTGCCCATTGTGCGGCAGATTGAGAACTCGCAACCGCAAATTCATATTCCGCCTCCAAGTAGTTCTGGTTATAGTTTACATTTAAACTGTCAAACTGTTTACTTACTTCAGAAAAAGGTTTTAGTCTACCTTCATCATTTAAAAGTAATTTCGAAGCTTCAAAAAGTTGCGCATTTGTTTTTAACGAACCAAATAAATAAGCATCACTTTGTAAAGCTTTTTTCATTTCTTCAGGTACATCATTATCTACAATGGCAAAGTTGAAAATATCAAAAGTTGATTTCACTAAATTTTGATATGGCTTTTCTTTTTGTAAATCTTCTGGCTTGTAATTGCCCTTTTTATGCAAGTGTTTAAACGCTTTTTTACCATCGTTTAAAAGCTGTTTAAACTTATCATTTAACGATAAACTAATGCTTATTTTTTGAGCCTGACAATCATCACAAGTACAATTATATAAATTATCTAATCGTGTATGTAATGCCCTGAAATATTCAGGGCCTATACGAAAAAACCGTCACCAATATTTAAAGACAATTTACTTGATGTATCTGCTTTTTTTGTTCCAGTTACTTCAATACCGAATTTAGTTTTCACCCATTCAGGGTCAACCTCTAAAAAGTTAGCGGCTTCAACTGTCATTTTCCATAATTGCTCTAAATCTTCAGCTTGATCATAACCATAAGAATATCCTTCAGGAACAATTCCTAAAATCACTAGTCCTGGAATCACAGTTGAGTTCCAATGTTGCTCTAGTAAAGTCAAATCACTATCTACTAAATCCTGTACTATTGAAATCGAAGTCGATTCTTTAGCATTAGAACCGTTAGCAGTATCTTGACCAACAACAGCTCCACTGATTCCCATCGACATTTCGTTATTACAAAGAGTTATTAAGTTTTTGTAAACATCACCGTTTGTACTTACACCTTTTGCAAATTCGAAGCTTTCAGAATCATCAATAATAAACCAGGCTGCAGAACCCATATCGGTCATCATTTGTTTTGCTCTGTTAACCATTACTCTATCCTGTGTGTTAGTTTTCATAACACGTGGCGGAATACCGTAAATTTCAGCTAATTCACTCCAACAACTTTGTCCAAATCTTTTGAATAAAACATGAGGCACGCAACCGTTTAAAAGACCTAAATCTTTGTAGTCTCCAAACTCCATCAACCAAGAGCCGTATTCTTTTTGTTTTCGATATTCGATTTTTTTACCATCGTCAGTATAATCTAAAAAGATTAATCCATTTACGGGATCAACATTCTGACGTGGAATTAAGCTAGTACTTAATTTTTCATTAACATAATTAAGCTCAATTAATGAATGCCCGTTGTAAACAGTTTCTAAAATGGCTTTGTTGATTCCATACACCCAATCTTGATTGTTTAAAAGAGCTGTTAAATCATCGTCAATCTTTCCGTTTTTGTCTTTAATAACAAAAGCTCTCGAAAGCGATTTCAACATACGGTTATTGATCTGTGAGCGTAAGTGTAAATCCTTTTGAATTTCAGCATATAAATTATACAATGGGAAACGTTTGGCATTTTCAGCGGCAGTTGCCATTTGCTGAGCCGTTAGCCACTCCTTTATATCTTTTCTAGTTTGTGTAACAGTTTTCGGAACAATTCCAGATACATAATTCTTACCTGCTCCTTTAACCTTCCACACACCTTGACCTGCTAATTCGAACACAGGCGTTGCTGTTCCATACGCTTCTGTGCCTTCTGTTTTTTCTTTTGCCATCTTAATAATCGTGATTAAATTTTGTTCTTGAACCAAATTCGAACGGTTGTTTATCTCCTGCGGTTTCTTCATCACGGACCAATTGTGGTAACGTAGATAAATTAATAGTTCCTTTTGCTATTTTAGTAAACCAATCAATCGCTCTATCATATCTATCTTTTGCCTTTTCATAAATGAAATCGGCATTACACAATTGTGCAATATGCCATTTTGCCAATGTGCAACAATGTTGTAATATCAATGAATTACGGTCTAACTCTGTAGCGCTAAATATTGTTTCAACATCATAAAGTATTCTACCGTCAAGCCACTTTTTATCATTTAAATTTGGTGTTAAATAACTTTTTGCCTCTTCAACTGCAGCTGCTATTCCCTGTGCTACAATATTATCATCTCCATCAGTAATTTGGTCTAACTGATAATCATAAATGACATTGCCTAAATCTTCTTTTTCTATAAACATAATTTAGAATTTTCTGTTTGCAACTTTCCCAACAAAATATTGAGTTCCTTCTTTAGAGGTTAAGTTTTTTATAATCCACACACCACCTTCTAACATATCGACACCGTCCATCATTTTAGAGTTTGGATCAACTCCAACAAATTCCTCTTCCATACGTTCCATGTGCGGATTTTTCTTTTCGTCTTCATTAAAGAATAAGGCACCTTGTTTGTATATAGGTTCTAATGTTCCTTCAATACGCATGAACTTGTCACCTTTGGAGCGTTTGTCTAAAGACATATACAATACGGTTTTGCCTAATTGCTTTCCTGTGGTTTTAATTAATGGTTTAATTACTTGCTCCCAAAAAGGGTCTTGTAATGAATTGTTCTCTATCCAAATTTTGAAAACGTCAACGCCTTTTTCCTTTACATAGTCACTAGCGGCATAAAGATTGGTTACAAAATTGCTTTGATTCATATTGTCAACCCAAACTTTGTATAAATAAAAGTTGTTGTTTTTAAATCCAATTACACCAACCGATTTTCGTGAACTTGCGCTTTTATCTTTATTAGAGGTTGCGGGGTCAGAATAGATTAAAACGTGTTCACAACTTTTAAGCGGTGGACATTTTGCATAAACCGCTTTGACAAATATTTTACCAATTCTAATTGGATTGTTGTAATACTCTTTTTGTTGCGAACTTGTAGAAATCGGCTTTAAAGCTCGGTCAATCATTTCCTCTGTATTCTTACTTGGCCAAGTAGATTTTCCGTGTTTGTCTCTAATATTTACAACCTCCCAAGTGTCTGCTTTTTTACCCATTTCCGTAATACAGCAATACTTTGCAATGATGTTTCCACAGGCGATTATAAGTAAGGGCACAGAGATTGAACGTGTAGGAATCAACGCCTGTTCAATCCACTCATATTTCTTTTGAATTGTTTCAGGATTTCGGCAATCAATATCTGTATCAATATCATCAATTAATATAACATCGGGTCTGGAAGCATCGTTACGAGTTCCACGAGGGGATTGTCCCGCACCAATTGCTCTAAATGCCGCACCTTTTCTTGTAATGAATTCTCCCGCCTCCCAGTTGCTAATGCTTTCCTGTGTACCGTAATCATTTATCAATCTGTTATTGCACTCTAATATTGTTTTGTATGGTAATAGTAAACGTTCAGCGTCATTGTAACTAGCAGAAACTAAAAGAACTGTTTTCTTTTTTCCTGTTGTTGTTAAATACAAAACTTCCATCATTGTACGAGCCGATTTTGCCAACTCTCTGGACCAGGAACGAACTTCGTAATATTCTGGGTTTCTTAAAACTCGTTTAGTGGCTCTTTTATGAAATAAAGCGGGTTCTGATGTATAAAAATTAGGGAAATAGTACTTAAACCATTCCTCTGGATTCTCTTCTAAATAAGCTATTCTTTTGGCTTTTTGTGCTATATTTTCAGTAAGGTCAACGGGTGTTGATTTCAGAGTGTTATCTCTAAATTCATTCCATTGCTCTATATATAATTTATCATTTTGCTTTGCCATTATTTCATTTTATCTTGAATGAATAAATCACAATATTTAAGTAATTGATTTGCAAATGGCAGATCAATTGAGCGCACAAACTGAATCAACTGTTTTGAAATTTCAACAGTTTCTCCAATGTTGGTTTCAGTTTCTAATCTTTTTATGGCTGTTGTAAGTTTACTGATCATATCGGCTTCTTTAGAAGTTGGAAAATTCCCAACCTTAACTGGAAAATCCTCAGCATTATAAACGGGGTTCTCAAGGCGTTCGCCACCATCAGCGTCTCTTACTTTAACTGGAGATAAAAGCTTTGCGGGAATATCTCTAACAATAGGTCGTGTTGCAATTTCACCGTTAAGATTTTCAAGTTGACGATAAAGCGCCGTTAATTGATTGTCTTTTGTGACTAACATCGAAGTTTTAAGTTTGTCCCACTCTCCCTCCTTAACCCATTTGCTAACTGTTTTTTCGGTTAAATTCAAACGCTCGGCAATCTCTTTTTGAGTGACACCTTCGTTTACAAATAAGATTTTAGCAAGGTCTTTTTCTACCTGTTTTCGAGTTCCCATATTCTAATATTTATAGCAAATCTGCAAAATGAATTTCAATTTTTCCTCAACCCGTTTAATTGCTTTACAACTATGTACAGCCTTAAAACACAAGTGTTAGAACGCTTATCCTTTGTTTTTTTAATTATACAAAGCATCTAATATTTGTAATCTCAAAGGGCAATAAATGCCAGAACTAATTGAAATAAAAAGATGCCAAAACCACCAGTAATCAAACCATTCAATTTCAACGATGAAACTGTTGAAAATACTTATGGATTTTCAATTCTAACGGAAGGAATAGATCTAACTAGATTTTCTAAAAATCCTGTTATGCTTTCTGACCATTGGAACTCAAACTGGAATGTTATTGGTAAGTGGCAGGATGTTAAAAAAGAAGGAAGTCTTTTAACAGGAGTTCCTGATTTTGATACCGATGATGAAGACACGGCAAAAATTGCTGGCAAGGTTGAACGTGGTTACATAAATGCCTGTTCAATGGGTATTATTTTCGACAGAGAAAATCTTACAGTCATTGGTAGTAAAGTCATTTTAACAAAGTGCGAACTAGTTGAAGTTTCTATTGTTCCTGTTCCGTCCAATGCCAATGCCGTGCGATTAATGCACGCTGATGGTAAACCAATGGAAGAAAAAGAAATACAGGAGCTTTCACTTTCGGTTATTCCTGGTATCAAAAATCCCGAATTAAATTTAAACATTGATAATATGAAAAAAATCATTTTAAGCATGGGAGCTTTAATGGCTTTAGGCTTTAAAGACCAACCAACAGATGGCTTAGACGCTTCGGTTGTTGAGGCGAAAATCGTAGAGCTTTCTGGTACTGTTGAATCTTTAACCAAAAAGAATGATGCTTTAGAGTTAGCAGCGAAAAACGCCAAAGAGGCAGAAGCTGCAGCGGCAAAATCAAGAATTGAAACTAAAGTTTCTTTAGCAATTACAAAAGGTCAAATCATTGCGTCTAAAAAGGATGAAATGGTAAACTTAGGTTTAGCCTCTGAAAATGCATTAGACACTTTAATTAGTGCAATGCCAGTAAAGCAAAACTTTGGTGCGGGTGTAACAACTCCATCTGGAGACGGCGCTAGTGAAGTTAAATCAATGGATGACTTCGAAAAGTTATCACATGAGGCAAAATTAGCATTCAAAGCTGACAAGCCAGAAGAATATAAAAAATTGTTTAACTAATAAAATAAAATTATGCCAGCAGCATTTCCAGAAATGTGGGAGTCAAGGGTTAGAACCTTACTTCAAGATGAGCAATTAGCTCCATGGTTAGATGGTATTCCTGAAATTGACACCGAAGTTCTCGAGGTTGGTTCTGGTTCTGCCTCTGAATCAAATATCATTCATATTCCAATTACAACCTTTAGACCAGGTGTATTGATTAACAATACCACTTATCCTTTAGCTCTTGTAAGTTATGACGATACTAGTATGACTGTTCAATTGGATAAATACCAAACGAAAGTCACAACTTTAACCGATGATCAAATTAACGGTTCAAGTTATAGACAAATTGATTCAGTAACAAAATCTCACAGAGATGATATTACAGAATCAAAATTCGCTAAAGCAATTCATGCACTTGCTCCACAAACAACAGTTGCAGGTTCAACTTTTGTAATTCAATGTACAGGAGATGAAGTTACTGCTGGAGGACGTAGAAAAATGCTTTGGAAAGACCTTGTAACTGCAAGAAGAGAAATGGATGCCGCTAAATGTAAAAAAAGAGGTCGTCGTTTAGTTTTATCATCTGATCATGAAAATGATTTATTAGAGGATAACTCTAATAAATACGCAGATAAACTCGCTGATTACTTATCTGGCGAAATTAAAGGTATGTTGGCTGGATTTGAAATGTATCAAAACATTGATAATCCTTACTACACTAATGTTGGAGTAAAAAAAGCATGGGGAGCAGTTCCTGGTGGAACTGATAGAGTTGCCTCTGTAATTTTCCACCCAGAAAATGTTGTAAAGAAAACAGGTACTACTAAACAGTACATGTCTGATGCCGCAACTGACCCAGAAGGTCAACAAAATAAGTATGCAGTTCGCCACTATTTCATTGCAGTTCCTGTAATGGCAAAATATGCGGGAGCTATCATCTAAAATTAACTAAAACTGCCGTCATTCGGCGGCAGTTTTCTTTTAAAACTTATCCTGTGAAAGAATTTTTATTGCCACTTATTGGTACCGCATTAACTGCATTGATTACTTGGTTTTTTGCCAGAAGAAAAACAAACGCTGAAGCAAAAATGGCTGAAATCGATGCCGAAGTAAAAGCGGCAGAATTTTACAAAAGTCTTTTAGATGATGCAATGAAACGCTTAGATAGCGCAATTGCAACAATCAATAATCAGGACACAAAAATTCAAAACCTAATTAATCAGGTTGAGCATTTGACGGATGAGTTAAAAAAGTATAAGCAATTAAACGGAAAGTTAGAATGAGAACTGGACTAGACATTAAAGAAATTTTTATTCATTGTTCTGCAGGTTATGGATCAATAGAGTCGATAAAGAATTTTTGGAAGTCTTTAGGGTGGAATTCTCCTGGTTATCATTTGATTGTTGATTTAGATGGCGAAATACATCAATTACAATCATTTACAAAGTATTCAAACGGAGTGAAAGGTCACAACACAAACGCAATCAATATTTCATATATCGGTGGTGTTGAAAAAACAAACGTAAACAAAGCATTAGATTCAAGAACTCCAAAGCAAAAAGAGGCGCTTTTAAAAGCTATTAAAATGGCAATTAAATGGGTTGAGGACAACGGAGGTTCTAAATCAAAATTAACTATCAAAGGGCATCGAGACGTGTCTCCAGATAAAAACAAAAACGGAATTATAGAATCGTGGGAAAGAATAAAAGAATGTCCTTCTTTCGACGCTATTCCTGAATATAAAAACTTACTGAAGTAATGAAAAATATCATAAATAAAGGTTGTTTGTTTTTTGTTCTCATCACGTTACTGGTTTCTTGCGGAAGCAAAAAGCCAGTTGTGATGAAGAGCGAAACAACTACTACAAAAACTATTACTGAAACCGTTCACGATACAATTTTCAAAATCGAAAAAGATAGCTCGTACTATCAAGCACTATTAGATTGTCAAGACGGGAAAGTAGTAGTAAAAAATGTTTCTCAAAGCGAACCAGGGCGCACATTAAACAGCCCAAGGGTTCGCCTTGAAAACAACATCTTAAAAGTAGACTGCGAGGCTAAGGCACAAGAACTATTTGCCCAATGGAAATCCATCTACGAAACTAATGCCACATTTCAAACAATAGAAGTTCCTGTTGTAACCAACGTACTTACTTGGTGGCAACAAACACAGATAAAACTATTTTGGCTTTTTGCGATAATTATATTGCTGTGGTCTATTTGGTTATTCATTAAAGGTAAAATTTAAAAAGATGAAAAAACACGAAATTTTTGAAACCAATCCAAACCTTAAGGAAGTTCATATAACTTCTGACGGTCAAGCATTCTACAATGATAACGATGCAAAAATGCACGCAAAAACATTGGAAGACAAAAAGGTTGAACTTGTTTTAAACCCTAGTTTCTTATCAGACATTGAGGTTATTGATGAGGAAGACTTAAGCGGTTCTGATGAACCAAAGTTAGAAGATAAAACAAAAGCGGAATTAGTAGAATATGCTAAGGAAAATTTTGGTTTAGAATTAGACGCCAAAAAGAATACACACGCTCAATTATTAGTCGCTATTGACGCTAAATCGAAAGAGGTGGTGGACGCTCCAGAAGTTCCTGCAGCAACTTTGGAAGTTGTTAAAGAAACAATCTTAGATGTAAACACTGATGCTGATGCTAAAGAACTAGTAAGTGCAGATGCAGACGAAAACAAAACTAATCAAGATCAAGCATAATGGGAAAACCAAATGTAAATGTTTCGTTTGAAAACGGAAATATTGGAACAGTAGCCACTAGCCCAGACGGAGTTTGCGGAATAGTATCATCTGCTGTTGCTAATGGAAGTTTTGTTTTGAATACACCTGTAACGGTTTATTCATTAGCTGAAGCGGAAGCTTTAGGCATTATTCCAACCGTTTCTGGTAACTATGAGCTTCATAAAACAGTAAAAGAGTTTTATGCTGAAGCAGGAAGTGGTACAGAACTTTGGATTTATGGTGTGGCTAAAACTCGCACATTAGACCAAATTATTGATGACTCAAAGGAATTGCTTTTAGCATCAAATAGAAGAGTAAGATTCGTAATTCCTAAGTATTCCCCAACTACAGCGGATGTTGCGGTAACTGCTGGATTAAGAACTGGATTCCCGGCTACTATGGCGGCAGCCCAAGCAATTGCGGAAGAGTACACAATTGACAAAACACAACCTATTGTCTTCATTCTTGAAGCTTACAATTATACAGGTGTGGTAAGTGATTTAGTTGGTTTCTCAGAAACTACTTATAACCGTGTTGCGGTTATGATTGGAGATACTGAAACAAGAACAGGAACCACAGCGTCAAAAGGTGCCGCGGTTGGAGTTTTAGCAGGTAGAATTGCTAAAAATCAAGTTCATGTAAATATTGGCCGTGTGAAAGATGGAGCTCTAAAACCTCTTGCGTTTTACGTAGTTGACACACCTGCAGAACAGGTTAATGTTGGTGCACTTTACGATAAAGGTTTTATCACTTTAACTACTCATACAGGTAAAAGCGGTTACTACTTTGTGGATGATCATTTGGCTTGTACAGTTGAAGATGATTACCACTTTTTAACTCGTAGAAGAGTAATTGATAAAGCTTATGTTTTAGCGAACCAAGCATTAACAAACTTTATCCTGGATACAATTCCTGTAACTGGAGAAGGTAAAATGCAATCTACTTACGCAAAAGCATTAGAGGCTGAAGTGGAAAGAGTAATTGTACAGGAAATGACTGCAAAGGGAGAAATTTCGGCAGACGTTACAGTTGCAAATGATACAGGAGTTGAGTGTATTATTGATACTACAAATAACGTAGTTCAAGATTCAACTATCAACGGAAGAATTAGAGTAAGACCTCACGGTTACGCAAGATTCTTAGAATTTACAATCGGATTTAATACAGGACAATAATATGTTTAATTCAAGACAATACGAATGGGCGGATTTAACGCTTGTTTTAGGAGGTAAAGATTTAACGGGGATTCGTGGTGTAAAGTATGCCGAAAAAGCCGAAAAAGAAGCAGTTTTTGCGAAAGGTAGAAACGCTCACAGCATTCAAACTGGTAATATCGCTGTTGAAGGTGAAATTACTATGTTACAATCTGAATATGAATCTTTAGTTCTAGCAGGTGGTGGTTCTGTTTTAGGTTTAAACCTTGATGGAGTTTTCGCATACGGAAATCCAAGTGCGGGTGTTTCGCTATTAACTGACAGAGTTGTTGGTATTAGCTTTACTGAAGCTGCAAAAGAATTTAAACAAGGTGACAAATTCATGGAGATTACACTTCCATTTATTGCCTTATCAGTTAAAAACCAAGCATAATCTAAAAGCCCACTCTCGGGTGGGCTTTTTTTAAAACAAACAAACATGAGCAAATCAATAGCAACACCAGAAGAAATTAAAGCGTGGAAAGAAACTCATCTTGACGTTTATCAAATTGAAATACCTGAAGATAACAAAATTTGTTATTTAAGAAAACCAACCAGAACAGAATTAAGTTACGGTTCAAAAGTTGGAGCACAAGACCCCATGAAATTTAACGAACATATCTTAAAATCTTGTTGGTTAAAAGGTGATGAAGACATACTAACAAATGATAGTTTGTTTTTAGCAGTATCTACTCAACTTGAAGAGATTTTAGCATTTAAAAAAGCAGAACTAAAAAAGTTGTAGAGTCATTAGAAGTTGATTCAAACGACTGGCTACGTATAGCCAATGCCCAATTGAGATATTACTTCCATATCAATCCTGATGACTTTGACGACATTGAATGGGCAAGTTTTTATAATGAATTAATTTATATAAGAAAATCCTAAAACGATAAAATCTAATGAGCAATACCTTAAGTTATATTATACAAATCAATAGCAACTTTGATAAGGTAAACGCCAATTTTGATAAGTTTTCTAATAACGTTAATGCAGGAGTAGACAAAATTCAAAAGAAATTTAACTCCGTTAGCCTTAACGCAATGATTCAAAATATTAATTCAGCTGCGGATGGATTAAATAGTTTGAATGATCCTGGAATGAAGTTGAGTACAAATATGTATGACCTTCAAGCCATAACTGGAGTAACTGGAGAAAAATTAAAAGAGATTGAAGGTTACGCAAGACAAAACGCCAAAACCTTTGGAGGCGAAGCTTCAGCTTCAGCTGAGTCATATAAATTAATATTGTCTCAATTGTCTCCTGAGATTGCAAAAGTGCCTAAGGCCTTACAATCAATGGGTAAAGAAGTATCTGTAACTTCTAAACTTATGGGCGGTGATACCGTGGCGGCAACAAACGTTCTTACCACAGCAATGAATCAGTATCAAGTTTCTTTGGAGGACCCAATAAAGGCTTCTAAAGAAATGGCCCGAATGAACAACGTTATGGCGGCGGCGGCGAAAGAAGGTTCTGCGGAACTTCCACAAATTGCGCAAGCATTAGAACAATCTGGATTAGCGGCAAAAACGGCCAATGTTTCTTTTGAGGAAACAAATGCATTTATTCAAGTTTTAGACAAAAACGGTAAAAAAGGCGCTGAAGGTGGAGTTGCTTTACGTAATGTAATGGCCACGCTTTCGCAAGGTAGATTTTTACCAAAAGATACTAAAGCGGAATTATCTGCCGCAGGAATTGACATTAATAAATTAGCGGACAACTCGCTTTCACTTTCTGAAAGATTGAAACCACTAAAAGGAATAATGAACGACCAGGCTCTTGTAACCAAGTTATTTGGAAAAGAAAATAGCAACGCTGCAATTGCAATGATTTCGAATACTGAAGAAGCCAATAGGTTAACGGATGCAGTTCGTGGAACTAATACTGCTTATGAGCAAGCTGACACAGTAATGTTAAGCCAAGAAGAAAAGAATAAACGATTAAAAGCCCAAGTTGATGACTTTAAAATATCGTTATTCAATGGGACCAACGGGTTAATAGGTTATGCTTCCGAAATTGGAAACGTGGCTCGTGACTTTTCAAACTTAATGCCAATATTACAAGGTGCAGGAACGGTTTTTTCAACTCTTACAAGCGCAACAAAGATGCAAGCTTTGTGGACTGGAATAACAACGACTGCAACTTCTTTATGGGCTGGTGCACAAATGGTTTTAAATGCGGTTATGACTGCAAATCCGATAGGACTTGTAATAGCAGCAATAATTGGTCTTGTCGCCTTAGTTTATGTAGCCATACAACATTTTGACCAATGGGGGTCTGCAATATTGTTTTTAATGGGCCCTTTCGGAATGTTGATCAATGTTATTATGAGCGTAAAGGATCATTGGGATTCTATGGTAAACGCTTTTAAATCTGATGGAATTGTTGGTGGTTTGAAAAGAATAGGTCTCGTATTGTTGGATGCAGTTATGAAACCATTACAACAAATTTTGGAAGTTGTGGCAAAAGTTGATCCAACAGGATTAGCTCAAAAAGGTCTTGATAAGATTAAAGCTTTCAGAACGGCGAATGATTTAGTTACTGATGGAGAAAAAGCACCATTAAAGGCAAAGGCAACTGCAGAAAAAGCAGTTATTAAAACGCCTAAAGTACCAGGAGTAAGCACATCAAGTACTCCAAAATTAACTGGCGGTGACAGTAAAATGAAAAAAAGTAATGAAGCGGTTGCCACTGGTGGAACTAAGCACAATTACATAACAATAAAAATTGAACAATTAAACGGTTTAAGAGCCGATAATGTTAGTGGTGGAAAAGAAACTGCCAAACAAGCTGGCGAAGGAATTGCCGACGAATTATTAAGAGTAATAGCACTAGCTGGTTCAGCAACAGGATAAAATGGCACTAGATAATCAAGACATATTATTTGCAGGTTTAATGGGAAGTCGTTTTGTTAAAACGATTGAGAACTCAAACATTGTGCAGAATGAATTAGCTAAACACGTTTTACCTCCAATTCCATTTTTACCATTGAAAAATGAAAACAATGTGGCTTTGGTTAACTCAAATGGTTACTCGATAAGTAATAATTGGACGCAACAGGATTCAATTCCAGAAAGCCAACAGTTCTTTCCTTTGAGTTTCAGTTTTACTGAAGGTGGACAAAAGTGGACTTTCCCTTATGAGCCAATGATGAATCTTTCTTCAGGTAATAATATCGTAAAGAGAAATGTGGCCAAACAGGGTAAGAATATGATTGGTACAATTAAGGAAAGATGGAGCCGAAAAGATTTTGACATTACAACTACTGGTGTTTTAATTGGTAGTATAATGAAAGGGAATGTTGAAGATTGTTACCCAAAGGCTCAATTGCAACAGCTATTTGAATTTTTGGTATATCACAAGGAAATATATGTTTACTCTCCATTGTTAGAAACTGCAGGAGTTACAAAAGTAGTTGTGGAAGATTATAGTTTTCCATTCACAAAAGGAGAAAATGTTCAGGCATACGAGCTGAAGCTAATTAGTGACTTTAGTTATAACTTATTAATAAAAGAAGAGTTTTAAAATATTGAAAATTATGCGATTCGTTAAGTCGCTTTTAATGCTGTTAATGTTGGTAACATTCAGCACGGGATTCGGAAAATCAACAACCGACCTGAAGCAAAATTCAAAAACAGAATTTGTTGCTTTTGACATTGTCAAAGATGTAACATTTAACTCTGTTGATGTTGAAACAAAAATTGTTAGTGATTTAATTTCTACTAACGTCGCCAGTTCTGAAAGCTATTGTGTAACCTTTAATGCTATCGTTACTGATGTTGGTTGGCGAAATTCAAATAGGCAACATAAACAGTTAGTAAATAAAGAAAATGTGATGTCGCTGAGAGATTTGTATCATAAGAATAAGAATAAACTTAAAACAAATCGAATATGTCAATCCAGTCCGTTTAGTAATTCACTTACTTTTTTGATTACTCGGAACAGATAAAAAACAATAATAAAATATATAAAAAGCCATTCGTTGTTTAATGGATGGCTTTTTTTTAAACAAACAACATTATGTATAATATCATTTGGGAAATAAAATTTAAAACGGAAGGCTCTACCTATTCGCTTCAAACCGTTTCCTCAATTGATATTGAAACTAACGTTGACAATTTAAGCGATACGGCGGTTATTACATTACCAGAAGCCGTAATGAATCAAGTTTTAAACATTGGTAATGAGGTTAAACGTGGCTCGGAAGTTATTATAAAAGCGGGTTACGATAAGAAAATGGAAACGGAGTTTGTTGGATTTGTCCAGGACATAGTAACAAATGATAGTTCTTTGAAAATAAAGTGTGAGGATGCACTTTTTCGCTTTAGAAAAGGCGTTAAAGATGTGGAGTTAAAACCAACATCATTGCCAAAAATTGCTCAGTATTTAATTAATCAAATTGATACGAGCTTTACATTAAAATGTGATTATGATATTACTTATGAAAAGTTTGTAATTCATAGTGCAACAGGTTACGATGTGTTAAAAAAGTTAGCTGAAGAAACAAAAGCTAATATTTATTTCAACACAGAAAAAAAGGAATTACACATACATCCACCTTATATAGAAAAAGGCGGTGAGGTAATTTATTCAATGCAAAGAAATGTAGAAAACAGTTCTTTAGAATTTAAAAAAGCTATTGATCGTAAGATTGAGGTAACGGTTGAAAAAACCAATTTATCTGGAAAGGTTGAAACTTATACTACTGGAACAACTGGCGGTGATAAGGTGACTTTAAAAGTCGGTTCTGTGAGCAATGCAGATTTGAAAAAAATTGCTGAAGCCGAATTGATACGTCGTTCAGCTGATATGTATGAAGGTAGTATTGACACTTGGGCAATTCCATTTGTACAGCCTACATATTCTGCAAAAATTAAAGATGAAGATTATCCTGAAAAGGACGGAAAATATTATGTAGTTGGTGTAACAACATCAATTTCAGATGCGGGTTTTAAACGAACCGTTAAAATAGGAATTAAAGTAAGCGTGTAATGAGTACAGCAACTAAATTAAAAGAGGCTTTGAAAGCTGTAGTTGGAGCTAATCCAAATTTTCCAATTACGGCAAAGGTTATTTCCATTCAAGGAACTACCTGCACTGTTGAATTAGTTGGCGAGCTGAAAATTTCAGATGTGCGCCTTTGTGCAACAATTAATGACGATGCTGATGGATTAGTTATTATTCCAAAAATAGGCAGCGAGGTTGTAATTATGAGCCAAACGGGAACGCTTTCGGGAATGATGGTTGTAAAAGTTGATGCAGTTGAAACGGTTACTTATAAAAAGGCAGATTTCGAGTTTATTGTTGACGGAACTACGGGCAAAGTTACTTTGAAAAAGTCTGGAGCAAATTTTGGCGGATTGATGAATGAATTGATTGACGCAATTAGTTCCGCTCAAATTATTACACCTGTGGGACCAGGAACAATAAACCCGACAACAGTGACTCAGTTAACTGCTGTAAAAACTAAGTTTAATTTGATTTTAAACACCGTTTAAACAGATGAAAGATATAGGAATACAATTGAATGATAGCCAAAATGGAGTTGAAAGCATTGATTTAAAAATTAATGTTATTCGTGACGGTGGTGGCTTAATTACAAGAGGTTTAGTTGTTGGAAATGTATTGAGACAAAACCAAGCAATTATTATAATAGCTAATCCAGGCGAATTTCCTTTTAGTCCAACTTTGGGAGTTGCAATTGACGAGCTGTTATTAGATAATGACTATTTAAGAATGCGTCATCGAATTAGAGAGCATTTGGCTAAAGATGGAATGAAAGTTAAAACGTTAGAGTTTTCAGAAAAGAAACAAATGCAATTAGAAGCATATTATGAGTAAAAACATAGTACATAGCGGACAAACTTTTTTTAATAAAGTCATTGAATGTACTGGAGATATTGACAACGCATTTGTAATGATGCTTTTGAATAAAAAGAAGTCTTTAACTGATACTGACATTGTTGGAACAGAATTAAAGGCAACAACAATAACAGATTATGATGTGGTTGATTTTTATGAAGATAGAAAGCCCGCAACTAAACAAATAATAAAAATAATTCCTGAATTTGATTATTTATTACCAGGAGAATTTCCATACAGTTTTTAATTATGGCTAGAGATAGAAAAACAATAAAAAAGGAATTAACGGATGCGTTTATTGCCAACCCGATAGTAATTGCAACTTACGGTTTAGTACCTGGCTTATCTTTTGAAGAGCAATTCTCTTTGACTTCAATTGAGAATGTTTGGTTTGATAACATTTCCTTCGGAATTTATAACCACGAGCTTATTGTTAGCGAAAACGCTTTAAATTCTCGCCCACACAATTTGTCTTGGTATAAAGAAAAATGTATGGATTTTCACGACGGCTTTGAATTAGTTTGGTTAGATGGACAATTCAAGTACGAAGCTTCAGTAACGGAAGTTTCTAAAATAATTGATCGTGTTGCTGTTTTAGAAAGTAATGATGGAGAATTAGTTATTAAAGTTGCGACAGATAACGCAGGAACAATAGAGCCTTTATCGGCTCCACAATTAACAAGATTTACAAATTACCTAAACTTAATTAAAGATGCGGGAAATCGAATTAGAATCATCAACCAACCTGCCGATTTATTAAAAATTACATTAAACGTTTATGTTGATGTTTCAATAATAGATTTATCAAATGGAAAACTTTTGAATGTTACAGAAGATGTTTACCCAGTTGAAGATGCGATAAAGAACTATTTAGAAAATTTAGAGTTTAATGGAGGTTTTGTTAAAGAATTTTTCAAAAACGAATTACAAAAGGCAACGGGTGTAAAACTTCCACTTATTGAATTAGCAGAATGGAAATATGCTTCTTTTGATTGGGCAGAATTTGGAGAATGGAAAGTTCCTGAAGCGGGTTACTTTAAAATTGAACCTGTCGATTTAACTATTAATTATTTGGAATATGGATTGGCTTAGTATTGACTTCAATCAAACATTTACAGATTTGTCACCAACGTTTTTTCGTGGTGATAATTTCGGTGTGTTTTCAGAGGCATTTGCTAAACCGCTTCAAACTTTATCAGATAAAACGCTTTACCAAATGCAACACGATAGTCGTGTTATTTATTTAGAAAAGGTATTAAATGAGTACTTTGAAGTTCCAACGTATAACGCAAGCAGTCACATAGCAACTCGACAAATTTATATTGAAGATGCGCCTCAGGTTCCGAAGACATACATATATCAACCAGAAGAATTGCAACCGATTTATTTAGGCGAAATATTCCTGGACAAGGATAACGAAATAACGGCAGATTTTATAATTAATATTCCTGTTGCTATTTCATTTGATGAGCCACGTTTAAGAGCATTAATAGATTTTTATAAGTTATCAGGTAAAAAATATATAATTCAAACATATTAAAATGAAAAGTACAAATTTTGATTATAGTGGTGGTTTTCCATTCGGTCAGGCAACACTAAAAAGACTACAAGAAGCATTGTTTGAACATATAAGAACATTTGCACTTCAATTGGGCTGCCAAGAAACAGGAAACTATATTATTTATGGTTGTAATGTTGTTGGAGCAAATATTACGCCAGGCGCAATGTTTATTGATGGCGAAATTTGTCCATTTGCGGGAGCCGTTGGAGATTCAAACACAAAAATTAAAAAGCAGACTAACACAAGTAATGCCGCCTTTGAAAATGGTACCAATCCCCCAGTATTTATTGAAACGATAGCGGTTATTGATGCGGCAGGAACTAAACTTTCAGATTTTACAAAATTTAATTTTGTAAATGATGCAGGTTATGTTCACACGGACAACAACTTCACGGCTTTGTTATTAGCTAAATTAAACGGCATTGAGGCTGGAGCTGAAGTAAATGTCCAATCCGATTATAATGAAACAAATCCATTGTCGGATGCCTACATGAAAAATATGCCTGTAATTGAAAATATTTTACACGCTGGTGAAATGTGGCTTGGAGATTTTCCAACTGCAGATACTCAAAGATTGACAATTCCTATTCCAGATGTAGGGACTGTAAATTATGAAGTAAGGGTAAGCATAAAATCATTATCAGCATTAGTTGGTCCGTCCGCACATGATGCAATTGCACATTGTACATCAAATTACACTAATACTTCTTTTGATCTATTAGGAAAAGAGTTTTTTAGTTTAGGACAAAACATTAGAATTTATTATAAAATTATAGCACTTTAAATATGAGATTTTTTAAAGCCATCGAAGTAGCAACTAAGCCATTAATCATGTGGCAATTAGTTGCGTCTAATATTGAGCAATACTTTGCTCTTGGTTTAGATACTGACAATTTGGTAGTAGCTGAATATTTGGTTCCAGATTTTATATTTGGAGTTTGCCCTTTAAAAGTTGTTGCAGGGGATTTAGTAGATAGAACCGTTCCAGAAATGGAAGCTTTTGAGGCGGAATATGAAGTACAAACGTTAATTTCAGAGTCAAAGAATAAGGTTTCGGATTTGACAACAGAAACTTTCACTTTTGATGGGAATGACTTTTTTATGGATGAAACATCCCGTTTATTCTACCAAGCAATTGACAAAGTTAGAGGCAACCAAAAAGTATTAACAACTCTAGGGGCAGCTTATACTTTATTAGATGCATCCACAAACATTGATGATTTTCTTGCTGCATATTACTCAAAATTAAGATTAGTAACTAAACCAAATATTTAATCATGGCTTTAGATGTTGAAGTAAAAGTAGATAGTGCCGAAAAGTTAGCCGCAGTTGCTGGTAAGCCAACTGAGCATTATTTATTTGCTGAGGAGGTAAACCAAATCGTTGATGCCGTAAAGGCTACAGAAACAGAAATTGAGAGTCTAGCAGCTAATAAGCAAGAGGTCTTGATAAGCGATACGTTTGGAGCAATTTGTGCCGCACTTCCTCCTGAAGATGATATTCAAGATTCTGACAAAATTAATTTTACAGATTCTTCAGACACAAACAATCAAAAGATAACAACTTGGTTAAATATTAAAGCGAAATTAATCACGGTTTTGAATGCCTTGTTTGTTTCTAAAGTTTCAACCGTTGATGTTGAAAAAGTTTATTTAAAAAACGCAGATGGAACGCAGGGAATGAAGCCAGTTAGTGAGTTATTGTCTGAAATATTAATTACCAACGCAGCCGTAACGGGTACTTATAATATTGATTATTCTGCTGGTAATGTTTGGGATTTGACACTAACTGGAAACACTACTTTAACAGAAAGCAATGCGCCAGCTAGCGGAACAACAAAAACAATAACCTTAGAGGTTAGTGGAAATTTCACATTGTCATATCCTAGTAGTTGGACAACTGGAATAACAGGTGCATATAGCGGAACTGCATCTTTAAATACAATAACTATTCAAACTTTTGGAAGTAAAAGAAAAGTATTAATCGTGCAACCAACGTAGCTATGAGTAAAAAGATGTTTTTTGCTAGTACTGGTGCGTCTTTAGATTCAGACGCTTTAGCTTATTTAACTGCGGCTGGAATAACAGACACCGATACTCGTTCAGCTGTAAATGATTTTTATTTGTATTGCAAGGCTAACGGGATTTATAGTTATTTGTCTGCTTTTTGGTTATCTGTTGGTGGCAATGCTTCAGCGCATAGCTATAACGGGAAAAACCCATTGATACACCAGTTAACATACACAGGTGGATTAACTCATTCTGTAAATGGAATAAAACCAAACGGAACGAATGGATACGCTAACACTAATTTTAATGTAAATACTTTAAATATTTTAGATTGCCATTTTTCTTATTATTCAAGAGAAAATATCGCAAACGATGCTTTTTTAGGATTTGGAGAAACAGGAGAAAATTCTTTACAGCTTTATTTAAGAGGAGTTTATTATACAGATAAAATTCATGCGGTAATTGGCAAGTCAAATGGAACAACCGCATTAGATAACATAGTCGCTAATAATACAGATAGTAGCGGGTTTTTCTTAGTTAACAGATTAGGAACATTATCTAAAATTTATAAAAATTCAGGCATATTAGGTTCAAAAACTTCAACGATTACTGGAACTTTTTCGCTTTCAAGAAATTTATTTTTAGGTTGCAGAAATTTTGGAAATACTCCTAATTCATTCGACACACGTCAATTTTGTTTTTCTTCCGTAGGTTTAGGTTTAGATGACACGCAAGAAGCATTGTTATATAATGGAGTTCAGAATTTACAAATAGCCTTAGGGAGACAAATTTAAAAATTATGATAGCAAATTTAGAAAATATACAATTAATTTATAATGATTACCCAAACACTTGGCTAGTCGATGGTGTACGAATTGATAATTATAAACAAAGCAACGACCATTTTTTAAACGGTTGGCGTGATGTTGTAATTCCTGAAATTACGAACTTACAAAAATTGAGTGATACATACATTTTAGTAAATGATATTGTAACTAAAGAAGTAATTGATTTTACGACTGAAGAAATTGAAGCGTATAATCGTAGTTTGATACCGAAACAAGTCCACAATCACAAACTAAGACTTGCATTGATTCATTTCGGAATTATGCCTAGTCAAATAGATGCGGCAATTGAAGCAATGACAGATTTAACAATGCGAGAAAAAATATATACTCTTTGGAATTTCGCTCCAATGTTAGAGCGTGCCGATACAAGTTTAAATTATATGGCTACTCAATTTGAAATTAGCCAACCAAATTTAGACCAAATATTTATTTACGCTAATACTTTGCAATAATGGGAATTATACTTTACATAATAGCTTCTATTTTATGGGTTGTTTTAACGCCTATAAATTGGGTAATGGTTTGTATTAAACACGGTTTATCAAACGACTATTTTAAACAAACCGCAATCGATATAGATAAATTCGGTAACAGAAATTTTAGAACATTTTTAAACGCTTCTATGCGAGTAAAAAACGGTTATTCGTTTGGAAATGTAAACGAAACCATCAGCAGTGCATTAGGTAAAAACCAACGTGATAAAACGTTAAGTTGGTTTGGATGGCTGTTTGTTTACATTCTTTGGGCAATAGATTATCAGTATTGGAAAAAAGGCGGACATTGTATAAATAGCATCGCAGAATTATAACTTCATGGAGGATGAAGTAAAAAAAGTCCTCCAACATTTTTAACTCTTACCACAGAATTTAAAAATTTTAGCACCAAAGCCAGCGTTGGAGGACATAAGTCTTCTAGTGCTGGCTTTGCTGTTTTAATAATTCTGTGGTACGGCAAAAGTAATCTAAAATTATATATATGGCAAAACAATTTAACTACAAACAGCAATACGGCGTTATTGTTATTTGTGAAACAGAAGAGGAACAAATTAAAATGTTCGATGAGCTAAAGGCTAAAGGTTTAAAACTTAAAGTAGTAACAACATGATCATAAAAGTTGAAAATAAAACAAAAAACTTTGAAAGCTATAGAGCTCAAAGAGTAAAATCGTTGTTCAATGCGGAAGACGGCTCACAATTTGTAAATGAGTTTAATATTGAAATTGACGACTTGGATTGGGGCATTGGTTTAATTGTTGGGGCGAGTGGTTCCGGTAAGACTTCAATTGGAAAACAGTTTTTTGGCGAGAATAAAATATGCAACCTTTACGCTAATTGGGAACATGACAAGCCTATTATTGACTGCATTTTACCAAACGGTGCTTTTGATTCGGCAACAGGAGCTTTAGCCGCTGTAGGTCTTGGCGATGTGCCTAGCTGGTTAAGACCTTTTCACGCCTTATCAAATGGTCAACAATTTAGGGCGGGTTTAGCTCGATTAGTAACTGAAGCTCCAAACGAGGTTGTTGTTGATGAGTTTACAAGTGTTGTTGATAGACAAATTGCCAAAATTGGGGCGTTAGCATTTGCAAAGAATTGGCGAAAAAATAAAGGCAAAAAGGTGGTGCTTCTATCTTGCCACTATGACATTATCGAATGGTTACAACCAGACTGGGTATACGACGTAAATACCAAAGTATTAAAAAAAAAATTGAACTCGGGAACAGACCAGAAATCAAACTTGATATTTGGAAGGTCAACGGAACTTTCTGGAAGTTTTTTAAAGAGCATTACTATTTAGATTTGCCTCATCCACCAGCAGCTGAGTATTTTGTTGGTGTTGTAAACGGCGAGCTTGTGGCACACGTTGCAGTTTGTCCGCTGTTTACTGCTACAGCATATAGGGCAACACGCTTGGTGGTTATGCCTGAGTGGCAAGGTGCTGGAGTTGGAACAGCTTTTTTAAATCAAGTTATGCAATACCATTTGGAGGGTAACGGCAGATGTGCAAGAAAATATCATACTTTTTTTCACACAAGCCACCCACAACTTGCGGGCTATTTAAGAAATACAAAAAAATGGGTTCAAACTGGCGCAATGCTTTTCGGTTCAAACAAAACAAGAAGTAACGCAAGTATCATGAAGACTGGAAATAAAAAAAGCGGAATTTCTGGTTGCGGTTATGGAGGGCATTTTAGAGCCGTTCAAAGTTTTAAATATTTAGGAGAATGAAGAAATTAAAAGTTTTTATAAGTGGACAAAAATACTTTGGTGAGCAAGTATTTAGTTTATGCAATAGTTTAGATTTTGTTGAAGTTGTTGGAGTTTGTTCGCCACTTGACGATAAGTATGTTACAAAAATGGCGCACAGGTTTAATATTCCAGTTATTCCTGCGGGTACTTTAAACGCCAAAACAATGCCCGATAATGTGGATATTGGTATAACGGCTCACTCGTTTGATTATATTGGCGTACGCACAAGATATAAGCCGAATATTGGATGGATTGGTTACCACCCTAGCTTATTGCCTCGCCATCGTGGTCGCTCTTCTATTGAATGGGCTGTTCGTATGCGTGATGCAATAACTGGCGGCACGGTATTTTGGTTAAATAGTGGAATTGATAGAGGTGATATTGCTTATCAGGACATTTGTTTTATTGACCCTAAGTTATACTCACTTGACCCAAAAAAGGCGGCAAAGTTACTTTGGGAACACGAACTGCAAGAAATGGGGCTTAAATTGATTGAAAAGGCGCTAGTTGATATAAGTAACGGAATTATAATAAAGAAGCCGCAAAAGAAAGAATTTAGCACTTTTGAGCCTAATACAGACGTTAAGGACGTATTTAAACCTGATTTATTAATGCTAGACCAGTTTGCATCGCCAAGTACATAAGAAAAGCCCCATTTAGGGGCTTTTTAAATATTGTTTAAACGCTGATTAAATATTGTTATATTTGCCTCATAATTGCACAATTCATTTTTAATTTATGTACAATTCATTTTTGCGATTATACTTCTAATAGGTTTGCGTTAGGTATTGACATAAAATTTTATTTTCTTCCAAAATCTGCTGGGTTTTCACCCCAAGCTTTGGTTTCCCATTTTAATATTTCGTTTTCA